AGGTGCAGCTTGGCCTCGGCGGTGCTGACGGGCTCGGCCGCGGGCGCGGTGATCAGTTTCAGGGTCATCGGGTTCCCCCGCGGTAGGTGGGGCGGCGCGCGGTCTGCAGGTTGGCCGGGCGGCCCGCCAGCTGCAGGCGGCGGCCGGCGGGGGAGGCGCTGAGGGGCTGCGCCACGCCTTGCAATGCGGCGCTGACAGCGTCGACCGCGGCGGCGGATTCCGCCAGCGTGGCCGCCATGAGGATGCTGCGGCTGCAGGCGTCGAGCACCGGCGCCACCTCGGCCAGCACAGCGGCATAGGCGCCCTGCTTGACGGCCGTGCAGACGTCTGCGGCCGCGGCAGACTCGCTGGCCGCAGCCACGGCAGCCAGCAGCGCGGACACGGTGTCTGCCGCCGGGTCGCTGTCGGCCAGGCTGGCAGAGTAGGTGCCGGAGAGGTTGCCGGCTGTGGTGTCGGTGGCGCTTGCTGCTTCTGAAACGGCGACGGCTGCCGCCAGGGTGGACGCCGAGGTATCGGTGGCGGCGGCGGTTTCGACCGCGTCGGCAGCCGCAACAAGGGCGGCGGATTGTGCGGAGGTGCCGGTTGCTGATTCGCTGGTCGATGCAGCGGCCGAAAGAGCAGCCGTCTGGCCGGCTGTTGCTGCAGCCGATTCGGCAGCAGCAGCGGCAGCAGCCATAACTGAGGACGCAGTCTCAACCGCCCCGCCGGACTCCGACACCGACGAATCGAGACCACCCCCAGCCGAAGCCGGCGCCGAATCACCATTGGTGCCGACGCCGAAGTACCGCCAAAGCTGCGTGCTCGTGTCGCTGTGCTTGGCCGGGCCGACGTAGCCGGCCGCCGTGTAGGCTGTGGCCGCCGTGCCGTCGATGTCCCAAGTCCCGGGCTCCGAATCGCCATCGGCCCACGCACGGCCATAGGCTGCTGTACCGTTGATGCGGAATCGAAGATTGACCCAGTCATCTGCACTGAAGGACACCGACGCGGTGGCCAAGGTCAGGAACGCGCCGCCTTCGATCCGGCGAAACTGCATCTCCGTCGTGCCGAGGGCGAGCACATAGCCATCCGTCGAGCCGGACCCGACGATGCGCACCGCGATCCAATGCCTCGCGGTTGACGACACCTTGACCTGGACCAGAACCTCCACGTCGTCGCGGTCAGCATCCGCATCGATGCTGTCCCACGCCAGCATCTCATTGCGGTTGGCCGTGCTGGTGGCCTGAAGCTGGTCCGTGCTGACGACGGACCACGCGGGCGCCGTGTGCCCGGTGGTCAGCGTCCGCTGCGTCCAGCCGGTGATGCCGTCCGCGAAGTCGTGGAAGTACTGCGCCATGCGCTATCTCAAGGCGGCGCGTGGCCGGCGAAGGTCAGGAGGTAGTCGATGTCGGCGGAAACCCCGAACGGTGGCGCGTAGCCCTGGTGGCTAAAGCCGAAGGGCCCGTACACCAGGTTCAAGTGGCGGGCGTGGTACTCGGCATAGCCGCGGTCGAAGGCTGCCTTGTCCATCGGCGGCCCAGGCAGGATGCGCGCGATGCCGCCGGCCGTGCCGGTGAAGAACATGCGGCCGTAGCCCACGGCCACGGCGCACGAGTAGCCCAGGTTGTAGATCCACGGCGCCGCGTTCGTGTACTTCCACTCCGTGCCGTCCGGCAGGTAAGCCACGGCAGCCGCGCTGGGACTGGCGCTCCACGACGAGACAAAGATCGTGCCCTTTGGGCCGAACGTGCCGTCGCTGATGGCGAACTTCAGGAATGCCGAGAGCCGGTGCAGCGGGATGTCGCGCACGTACTCCAGCGCCCCAGTCAGCAGGTTCACCCGCTTGATGCATGCCGAGACCACACTGCCGAAGTACACGTAGTCGTCGAGCACGTACAGCCCTTCAGGCCCAACGCACGGCTGCGCACGCAGTTCGGCCAGCGTGCCAGACCCCTGCATCTTGCGGGACCAGTCCACCAAGGTGGCGTTGCCGGGCAACGACGGGTCGCGCTCGGCCAGCACGCGCACCAGCGCGCCAGTGGCTTTGTCGTATTCGACAACGCGGTTGGCCGTGCGCTCGCTGACGATGATCGAGTCGCGCCAGTCCACCACGTCCCACGGCTCGGCGATGCCCGACAGGAACTCGGTGACGACGGCGGGCGTGCCGTGGCTGCGTCCGTCGAACTCGACGCGGTTCACTGTGCCGTGCAGCGTGTTGGAGATGTACCCGACCGGATTGATGGTGTGCGGGATGCGGTTGTCTTCCTCGGGGATCGGGGCACCGCCGAACGACTGCAGAGACTGCTGATCCCAGCAGAACCCCCAGGCCTCCCACAAAGACCGTCGCGCCTCGGGCACGGCGGACCAATCGCCGACGAGCTCGAGCGTCGCCGGGTCGGCCACGGCGCCATACGTTTCGGTGCCGTCCTCGTGGTAACTGCCGACATCGGCGTGTCGGTAGCCGACGAGCGTGGTGACAGTGCCGTCGTCGCTGATGCGCATCAGGCGCCAGGGGTCGAGCGCGTACAGGTTGTTTCGCGGCGCTCCGCCGTCCGGCTCCTGCGTGCCGGTACCGATGCTCATGTGCGTGACGAATGGCGTGGAAGCGCGGCCACGTGGCCCGTCCAGAAGTTGCACGACCGGGAGCCGCCAGCCGACATGCTCCCAGAAGTAGACCTGTGAGTTGAACGACGACATGACGCCGTCACGGCTGCGGTTCGGGATGTACCGCTGCCACTTGTCGTCGTTGACCGTGAGCATCTGCGACGTGAGCGCGGGCGTGTTGCTGAATGGCGCGTAAGCCTGCGGCGGCAGCGGTGCCAGCGTCGGGGTGTAGCGGGCAGGCACCCAGCACCAGGCATGTTCGGCCGTGCCGTCGTGCATCCATGTCAGGTCGTAGGTCATCGTGCACACCGGCATCATCGGCACTTCGGCGGCGCCATCGATGTAGCGGAAGGCGAACCACTTGGGGCACGTCTCGCCATCTGCCAGGCCGCCGAGGTCAAGCTCGACCCATGCCTCGGGCAGCCCGGCCAGGTCCACCGTGGCGGTGCCGTCGATTTGGCCGTCGCCGAAGGCCACAGACCCGCGCGGCTCGCCGTTCACGAGCACCGTGTACGTGCGCGCCGGCAGGAACGGCGCAGCAGGCGGGGTCACGTCCCATGCCACGTTGCGGCGGTGGATCACGGCGCCGGCAGTGGCACCCTTCCAGACCTGCAACCGCTGCGCGCGTTCGTACTTCGCCCCCTTGTAGTAGCCGTCGAACGCGACAAGGCGCTCGCGGTTCAAAGGCTGCGTGTGGATAACAGGCGCGTCGCCGACGGGCGGCGCAGGGGGCGGTGGCGGCGGCGGCGGTTCTGGCGCGGGGGCGGGTGGCGGCGGCTCCGGGGCTGGGGGCTCAGGCGCCGGCGCCGGCGCCGGCGGTGGCGTGGCTTCGAGCACCTCCACGTCGTCGGCGTCGACATCCAGCGCGTCGGCCTGCTCACGCAGGAGCAGTGCGCGAGCGCGCAGGCGGTCTGCGATGGTAGTCATGCGCCAGCGATCACAGCGCCAGCGAGTAGCTGACGGTGAGCACGTTGGCCGACACCACGGGCTGGTCGCCGCCGCTGAACAGCCCGGCGCTGATGAGCGTGCCGGTGGTGCCGTCCTTGGTGGACACGGTGGTCAGGAAGCAGCCCTTGACGGTGCCCGACTCGTTGAAGGTGAAGTCGAGCCCGGCGCTCAGCGCCTTGCTGCCGCTGGACGCGGCGGCCCAGGCGGCGGTGGGGCGCGCGGACTCGTCGTAGTCGGGCGCGTTGGTGGCGGCGGCTTCCGTCCAGCCGGCGTGCGACGACATGGTGTCGCCCGCGGCGATGGCGCTGTAGCTCACCGACGAGATCAGGCCCAGGTAGAAGGCCGCGGTGTAGCCGCTGCCGGCCAGGGCCTGGTCGAGCAGGTAGTTCTTGCCCACCGTGACGACGGTGTTGGGGAATGATTCCTGCCGGATGATGGGCCCGCCCTTGTAGGCCCGCAGGGTCATGGTGAAGATGCCGCGCGCCTGCGCATGCTCGGCCGCGCCGTGGCGGGCGGAAAGCGATGCGCGGGCCGCGGCGCTGGCGTGCATGCGTTCGGCAGTCATGGTGTCCTTGTGCGGTTCTGGTGCTGCAAAGCACCGCGCCCGGCGCGTGCGGTGTGCACGGCCGGGCGCGGTGGCTTGCGGGTGGGTTGGATCAGTCGGCGATGGCCTGGTCGGGCGTGGCGCCGCTGTAGCGCTTGCCGTAGAGGTTGAACAGCACGATGCAGCCGCGCGAGGCGGTGGCGGCGTGGCCGGTGCAGTCGACCCGCAGGCAGTCGAAGCCGTTGGCGACGTCCAGGTCTTCGGCCGCCACGTCGATCACGTACAGCGAATCCTTGCTGTTGGTGGTCTGCGTGGTGAACGTGTTGCTGGTGACGGCGGTTTCGGTCAGGGCCTTGGCGGCGCCCAGGTCGGTATTGGCCAGCATGCGGGTGAAGGCAAGTTCCTTCTCGCTGGTGCCGGCCACTGCGGTGGCCTGCTTGAGCGTGATCGTGGAACCGGTGACGGTGGTGCCGTCGGCAATGGCGATGACGATCTGGCAGCGGGCGTAGCCCTTCATCGACACGTAGTCGGTGTCGCCGAGGGTGGAGGTGAGCAGGAGGCCGATGGCGCCAACCACCGGCGTGACCTGTTCGTCCAGGCGTGCGCTGAGGTTCATGATGTTTTCCTTTCAGGTGGTGGGGTGTCGATCAGCGAGCGCCCAGGGCCACGAAGTGGCTGAGCGTGTTGCTGCCGCTGGCGCGGGCGATGGGTGCAGACAGCCACGGCTGGCCGCCCACGCGCATGACGAAGCGGAAGGCGCGGATGTTCTGGTCGAAGTAGAAGTGCATCGACTGGTCGGCCTTGACCGCGCCCTTGGTGATGGCCATGTACTGGCGCATGTCGGCCAGGACGATGTCGCCAGCGGACGAAAGGGCCGGGGAGGCTTCGGTCATCACGATGGGCCGGCCCAGCAGGGTGCCGTACTGGGAACCGGACAGTCCACCCGGCGGCAGGAACAGCGGGCCCCCGCCGACGTTTTCGGTGCCGGCCACGTTCTTGACGTTGACCGTCATCTGCGGCAACAGCGCTTCGACGTCCTGGTTGATGATCCACACCGCGCTCATGCGGTTGCGCGCCGGCATGCGGCTGTACATCTTGAGCACGTTGGCGGCCAGCACGGTGCCGGCGGCCTGGCTGGTTTCCTTGGCCACCGTGACCAGTGCGGGCGAGTTCAGCAGACCCAGCATGGTGCCCACGCCGGTGCCGTTGAGGATGGCGTAGCTGAGCTTGTAGGCCATCTTGTCGCCGGCGAGCATGGAGATCCAGGTGCCGAGCGCGGGCGCGTCCTCGAGCGATTCTTCGGTGACCGGGCACAGCGCCGTGAGGCGGCAGAGCTTGATCTCGCCGTTCTTGAACACGGGCTTGGTCTGGCTGATGGTGTCGGCTTCGCTGTCCCAGTAGGCCTGCACGCCGTTGGTGCCGTGCGCGGTTTCTTCGTTGGCCGGGAAGATGAAGGAGTTGCCGGACACCGGGATCTGGCGCACGCGCGTCATCAGCGATTCACCGGCGTCGATGACGCTCATGATCTCGTTGGAGTACTGCGGGGGCACGAGGAAACCGCCGTCGGCACCGCTGGATTCGTTGGCGTAGGTGCTGGCCGCAGCACCGATGCGCAGGCGCTCGTCCACGGCCGTGGGACGCAGTGCGGCGCCGCGCACGGCCGACAGGAACTGCCCGAAGTGGGCAAAACCGTGCTGCGCGTCGAGCGTGCGGCGGTCCACGCCGACCTGCACGGTGGCGTCGCCGACGTCCAGCGCGGTGCCGCCGGCCTGCGCGGGCAGCGCGGCTGCGGTGCGCTCGATCTCGATGGCCTCGCGTTCTTGCGCGATGGCGGCTTCCAGGGTGCCGGCTTCGGCCTTGGCGGCGTCGAATTCGGCAGTCTGTTCGGCGGTGAAGAGGGCTTCACCCGCGGCGGCGCGCACGGCCTTCATCTTCTCGACGGCCGCGGCCTTGCGCCGCAGGAGCGCTTGGAGTCGCTTGTTCATGGTGCGGTTTCCTTTCGGATGGGTATGAAAAAGCCGCCTCGGTGGGCGGCTGGGTCGGGGTTGACAGGTGCGGCCGTCGGGCCTGCGCCTGGCGCCATCGGGCGCCGGGTGGTCTGGGGTCTGTCAGGCCTCCAGGATCTGGATGTCTCGGTCGGCCAGCTCGGCGCGCAGGCCACCGCGGGGGGCGGCGCTGCGCGCGTAGCGGGCGATGGTGTCTTCGAGCGTGGCCACGCGGTCGGCCATGCCGTTGGACTTGGCATCGGCGGCCAGGCGCATGCGGCCCTCGCCGAATGCTTCACCGCGCACGGTGCCCACGGGCAGGTTGCGGCCCTGGGCCACGGCCTTGGTGAAGGCGGCGTAGTAGGCGTCGACCTGGCTTTGCAGGTGTGCGCGGTGCTCGTCGGTCAGCGGCCCGGATTCGTAGCCCTCGGCCTTGTACTTGCCGGCAGTGATGTACTCGGTCTTGACGCCCACGCGCTCGCGCATGGCGCTGGTGTCCTGGTGCGGCACGATGACGCCGATGCTGCCGACCATCCCGCTGGGCGTAACGACGAGCTCGTGGGCCTGGCTGGCGAGCCAGTAGCCGCCGCTGGCGGCCATGTTGTTGGCCACGGCCACCAGGTGCTTGCCGCTGTTGTTGCGGATGTCGGCGAGCACGTCGCCCAGCTCCTGCACGCCGAAGACGCTGCCGCCTGGGCTGTCGACGTCCATGATGATGGTGCCCACCTCCGGGTCTGCCGCTGCGGCGCGCATCTGCGCGGCCAAGGCTTCGGTGCTGGTGAGCGGCCGGCTGGTGTTGGCCACGGCATAGGCACGGTGCGCCAGGACGCCGTACACGGGCACCACGGCCACGCCGCGCCCGCTGGCGGCCATGGCGGCGCTGCGGCGCTGGGCAGCAGCCTCGGGTGCGTCACCGATGGCCGCGCTGATGTCGTCCGCTCCCAGCCGGGTGCCGGCTGCCCAGCGCAGCAGGATGTGCTCGACGCTGGCAAAGACGCCTGGCTCCAGGGCCCAGGGGGTGCGGTAGAAGGCGGCAAGCAGGTGCAGCATGGTCAGCTCTCCAGCCGCATCAGGGCGGCGGCCTGGGTGGTTTCAATGTCGGACAGCAGCGCATGGCCACCGGCCAGCCAGCGGTCGGCGCGGGCCAGGGTTTCGGCGACGTGGTCAGCGGCAGCGGCCTCGGACACGGCCATGACGTCGGCGACGAAGCGCGCATGTCCGTCGAACGCTTCGGCCAGGGCCTGCGCCTTGTCGGCGGCGCCGTGGCAACGCTTGATGAGCGCGACCTCTTTGCGGGCCACGCGGTCGGCGCTGGCCTGCAGGAGTGCCACGGCGCGGGCATCTGGCAGCGCGGGCGGCACGGCAGGCTGCAGCAGTGCATCCGGGTCGCGCCCGCGCGCCTGGTCAGCGCCGCGGCTGCCGGCCGGGGCCATGTTCAGCGGTTCGAGAGGTTCGTCCAGGCCGTCCAGCGCGTTCATGTTCTCGCGCTCGCGGGCTTCGTTGCGCACCATCCAGCCGTCCTGGATGGCCTTTCCATAGGCTTCGTACCGGGTCTTGGTGTCGCCGCGCAGCAGGCCGTCGAGCAGGAACTCCGGGAAGTGGTCGGGCCCGAAGTCGAGGTCGCGCAGCAGCGTCTGCTCCCAGCGGCGGGCCCAGGGAAGGATGCAGTCGCTGACCCATTCGAGCGCGGCTTGCTCGACGTTGGCCCACTTGGCCTGGTCGTAAATGCCGATCTTGTGCGGCGGCACGCGCCACAGGCCGCAGATGTCGACCTCGCTGTGCTTGCGGGATTCGAGCCACTGGCTGTCGGCCGGGCTCAGTGGCAAGGCGTGCAACTTCATGCCCTGATCCATGACCGGCGTACGGCCCTGGTTGACACCTGTTGTGCCGGCATGGAACTGGCGGAGCATGCTTTGACGCGATTCTTCATCCTTGAATTTCGCCCCGGCCGGCATTTCGATCCACGTTGGAGGCCGGGCAGCGTTGCCGAAGTAGGTGGCGCCGAAGTCGCGGCTGGTGATGGCAGCGCCAATGGCCTCGCGCTCGGCCTCGACGGGGTTGATGCCGCAGTAGCCGTCGGTGCTGAAGCCGGCGAGGTGCAGCACCTGTCCGAAGACGAGCGTTCGCTCGCGGCCCTGCGCGTCCTGGGTGCGGTAGCGCGGCAGGCCGCTTGGCGCCACCTCGACGCGCGTGCGCTGCGGGTGCAGTGGCAGCAGCATGTCTGGCATGCCGGCGCCGTTGTAGACGATCTCGCTGTAGCCGTTTCCCAGCAGGCTGGCATGGCCCTGCATCATCTCGCGCCACTGCATGGCGGTCTGCCATGGGTTGGGCTGCACCTGCAGCAGCCGGGCCAGCGGGTGCGATGCGTCGCGCTCCTTGCCGCGCTCCTTGCCGCGCTGCAAGCGGCGGTACACCGGCATGGGCAGTGCGCCAACGGTTTCGGCGATGGCGCGCACGCACTTGTAGACGGTGGACAGGCGCAGCGCGGTGTCGGCATTGACGCGGGCACCGCCGGCGCTGTGCGCCACCGGCATGTACCAGAAGTCGTCGCCAGCGCTGCGGCCGGGAGCAGAGGCCAGGAACATCAGCGAAGACCCCCTGCCATGCGCGCCACCGCCAGCGTCAGCAGCACGAGCGACACGCCGCCGAACATGAGGCCACCAGGCAGCCACCACAGGCCGGCACCGACGGACGCAGCCAGCCAGCCGGCGGCCATGCAGGCGTTGAAGACGCGCACGTTCATGCGAAGGTGAACTCGTAGTCGGCGCCGATGACGACTTCTGCATCGGCAGGCTTGCTGGCGATGCCGCGCGCCATGATGGCGGCCAGCACCAGGTCGATGCGCCCACTGGCGCGGCGCTTGCTGAGCTTGCGGTTGCCGGCGTCGTCTTCCACGATGACGGCATTGGCGGCGCACCAGGTGAGCACGGGGTGTGCTGGGTGCACCAAGTTGCCGGCGATCAGGTCGGATTCGAAAGTTTCGATGGCGGGCGCCATGTCTTTGTAGCCCTGGCCGAACTCGACCAGCGGCGGCAGCGTGATGCCGGCGTCGTCGGCCATGGCCTTGAGGTCTGCGATGCGCCAGCGGTCGTAGGCCACGGCCACGATATCGAGCTGCGACGCCAGCGCCGCCAGGCGCTGCAGCACGTGCAGTTTGCTGATGGCCGGGCCCGGCGTGGTGAGCAGGTGACCATCGCGCACCCACTGGGTGTAGGGCACTTTGTCCTGGCGTTCCCGATCCATCAGATCCTGCTCGGGCAGCCAGGCAAAGGGCAGAACGCGCCAGGGCTCGTCGGCCTGAAGGGGCTCGATCAGCAGCGCCAGCGCGGTGAGGTCGGTGGTGCTGGACAGGTCCAGGCCCGCATAGGCTCGGCGACCGCGGAACTGCTCGAGCGCGTAGCTGCGCGCGGCCGGCATCCACACGGTTGGGCTGAGCCAGGGCGCATCGGCCTCGGTCCACTGGCAGAAGTTGAGCCGGCGCACCAGGGCCTGCTTGCTGGGCAGGCCGCGTGCTGCGGTGACCTCGCCGCGCAGGTACTCCAGGCCCGGCAGGTTAGCCTCCTGCAGCGACGGGTTGGCCTTGGGCCAGCATCGCTCATCGTTGAACGGGTCGTCGGTTTCGTCGAGGTTGCAGACGAAGCCAAAAAAGGCGTCGTCCTCGACCACACCGGTGGCCACCTGCAGCGCATAGTCGTGGTACTGGCCGCAGGTGCTGGTTTTGTCGTGGCCGCTGTTGGTGATGCAGAACAGCAGCGGCTGTCTGCGGCTCTTGAAGCCGGCCCGCAGCATCTCGATCACGTGATTGCTGGGGTGCTCGTGCAGCTCGTCCACCAGCGACACGTGCGGGCGCGGGCCGCTCTGCCCCTGGTCGGCGCTGATGGGGCGGAAGAACGACCCCATCTTCGGGTACGAAAGGTTCCAGACCTTCTCGTTCATGCCGCTGGGCACCAGGCGGCGCAGCAGGTCGGGGCTCTGCTGGAACATGGCGACGGCGTCGCGGAACAGGATCATGGCCTGGTCGCGCTTGGTGGCGGCGGCATAGACCTCGGCCCGCGCCTCGCCGTCGGCCGTCAGGCCGTGCAGCCCCACGCCGGCCGCCAGCGGGCTCTTGCCGCTGCCCTTGGCCGTCTCGACGTAGGCCACTCGGTAGCGGCGGGTGTCGTCGGCGCGCTTCCAGCCGTACAGACTGCCCACGACAAAGCCCTGCCACCCCAGCAGGCGAAACGGCACGCCCTCGAACTGGCCGCCGTTGAGCCGCAGCACTTCCTCGAAGAAGGCGCAGGCCTCCAGGGCGGCCGGCAGATCCCAGCGCAGGCCGCGGGCCGGGGCTTCGTCAAGGTCGCGCAGATGGCGCGCAGCAGCGGCGCGCACACCCGGGCCGGCGATGACCTTGCCGGCGGCCACGGCCTGCGCCCAGGCGGTCACGCGGTCGACCAGCGTCGGCTTGCGCGGCGCGCGCCTGCGGGAAGCGGCCTTCGGGCGGTCGGCGACGGCGGCTTCGGTCACTGGAAGAAGCGCGCCGTGCCGGCTGGCTCAGTGGGTTTGCCGAACAGGTCGCCCTGCGGGTCGACCATCACGCGCGAACGGCTGACGGGGTCCATTCCGAACCGAGCCATGAAGGCCTCGGCACGCTTGCTGCTCATGGCCATGGCCACGTGCAGCTGGTTCAGCATCTCGCTGCCCTTGGCGCTGGGCCTGACGAAGGTGTCGCCGCGCTCGCGCCGCGTCTTGCGGTAGTCGGCCACGGCGTCGCACAGCATCTCGAGCGCGATGGTGTCGGCCACCGTCAGCACACCGGTGCGGCTGAGGATCGGAGCCACCTGGCGCCACACCGCAGCCGAGTCGGCGGCCAGGTGCGTGGGCGGCTCAAGGTCGAGCAGCCGGTCGGGCTCGGGCTCGTTGCCGTTGCGGCGGTCTGCCCGGTCGGTGCCCTGCATCTGCTTGAGCGCCGAAGGCTTGGGCAACCTACCCGCCATAGCCCCCCCCATCCATTTCGCCACCTTGCAAAGAGATTGCAGGGATCGGTCCCGGAGGTTGAGGAAAGGAAGTTTTGCACCCCCCCTCCCCTGCCTGTGCCCAGGGGTGGCGGGGGTCGGTCGGCAGGCCAGTGATGGCGCAGGCGGCCGAGGGGCGCCGCGGGGCAGTGAGGCCGCGGGCCTGCATGGCTTCGAGCGCGGTCTTGGCTCGGTGGCAATCGCGGTTGATGGCCTGCAGGTTGCCATCGTCATCGGTGCCGCCGTTGGCCTTTGGCACCTTGTGGTCGACCTCGTGAGCCGGCAGCACGCGGCCCAGGCGCTGGCAGTCGCTGCACTGGCACATGCCACCGTCGCGGGCCAGGATGCGCTTGCGGGTGCGATCCCACGCGCTGCCGTACCCGCGCTCATGGCGGCTGCCGCGGCGCAGGTCTGCGAATGATCCGGGTGTGATGGTTGGGCGCATGAAGCACAAGGCCCCGAACACCTTGCGGTGCCGGGGCCTGGGCTGAGGCTTGACGACGACGCCAGCAGAGCCAGCGTGCCCGAACTGTAGGGCCTGGCGCTAACTCGTAAAACCCCCGCGCAACAACACGCCCAGCTGACGCTTGGCCTCGGCCACACGCGCCCGCACCGTGCCTGTCTGGCAGCCCAGCGCCTGGGCCTGATCGTCCGGTTGCAGGCGCTTGATGTAGACCACGTACAGGGCGTCACGCAGCTTGACGCTGAGATCGCGGATGTGCCCGTCGATGGCACGCTCCTGCGCATCGCCGACGACCACCACACGCATGCCCGGCCGCATGCCCGGGCTGGGCGGCGACCAGGATGGATCGAGCACATTGCGCGTGGGGTAGCCGGCGCCGCACATGCCAGCCGTGCGCCATGCGGCCCAGGCCAGCAGGCGCTGCTCCAACAGGTCGACCGTGGGCTGGGCCGCGATCATCCGCGCCGGCTCCCGTGCCCGCGCACGGCGTCGAGCCTGGCCCGGTTCCTCTCCATGGCCTGCCGCACTTCGACGGGATCGGTGCGTGTGGGCGGCGCCTCGTCGCGCGCCGCGCTGGCCTCGCGCAGCCGCTCGCCGGCGTCCATGAAGCGCTCGATGCGGCTTTCTCCGGCCAGCAGCCAGTCGATGTCGTGCCGGCCGTTGGCCACGCACCATTCGTCGACCAGGTTGCCCTCGATGGCGAGCTCGAGGTCTTCTTCGCTGTACAGCAGCAGGGCCGCGGCGATGGCCTGCCGGCGCGTGCTGCCGAGCTTGGCGCGTTGCGGCATCTTGCGGGCCATGAAGACCCAGTAGTCGAAGATGCGCCGCACCGGGTCGGCCGACAGCGAGTTTTCGCGCGTGGTTGCGAGGGGTGAAATGAGCTTGAGTTGCGGTGTTGGCATGGGTGTTGTCGTCGTCGTTGAGCGTTGAAGACCTTGATTCATGCTCTCGGTGGAAGCCTGAGCAAAGCGGGGCCCCTTCCCCACGCACAAGCGTGTGGATTCACCCCGCCGCGCTGTCTGCATGCCCTGCGGCATCAGCCCTCGCGTCGCGTCAGCCAGCCTTGCAGCACGCCGATGAAGGCGCGCTGTTCCCGCGGGCGCTGGCCACTGGGCCCACCCTGCCCCGTCTCTGCGGTCCCGTGTCTAGGGGCGTCACCTACGGCGCGCGGCCCGTCGGCCTTACCGCGCGCAACGGATCTGTCTGCGCTACATGCGCGCCTCCATGGGGCCGTGCGGGGCAGGCACATAGGCCGGCCACCGCGCCCAGCCCGCAAAGACGCCGGCCAGCGCCTGGTGCCCAGGCACCACCGGCACGCGTACCGCGGGCCGCGCGTACACCGGCACCGGCCGGCAGACGCCAGGCACGCGCACAGGCGCCACCTTGGCCGCCTGGCCGGCGCGCACCATGTTGTCGAGCGCCGTGCGCGTCATGCCGATGGCCCAGCCGGTGCGCTGCGCCAGCTGCTTGCAGGTGCCCGGGCCGTCCACCAAGGCGGCGGCCAGATCCACGCGGATCTCGCTCTGGGGCCTCATTCCCCCAGGCTCCCCCGCGTTCCCGCGGCATTCCCTCCGTCGACCCCCGCCAATCCCTGGGCCAGCAGCTGGCGGTGCAGCACCATGGCGGCATGCACTTCATCGGCCGCCCACAGATCCATGACGTCGCGGACGATTTCCTGCTGGCTCTTGCCGGTGGCCTGGCTGCGCGCCTCGAGGGCGCAGTGGGTGCGCGTGGTCAGCTTGCCGCGAAAGTCGTGCAGCTCGGCACTCATGCGCACCTCATGAAGAAAAGCGCGCCCCAGGCCTTGCAGCCCAGGGCGCGGAACGAGGGCACCAGCCCTCGGGAGGAGACTCTGTGGGGCGGGCGCCCTGCCTGCGGTACGCTGTGAATCCCCAGACACACAGCCCACAGGAGGGCGCCCATGGAACTGATCAACCCCACCATCACCGTGCAGAACGTCAAAGGCGACGCCTGGCTCGTGCGCTGGCCACAGCGCCTGAGCGAGCACGAGCACATCGACGTTGCACTCACGGTGCCGAAGAGCGCTGCAGCGCCCCTGGGCGAGGTACAGGCGCTGCTGATGGACCGCCTGCTGGAGTACGTGGGCAAGCAGCGGGACAAGTTGCGCAGGAACAGCTGAACTGCGGCTGCGAGTCCAGCAGCGTCGTCACGTCATGGCAACCCTGGCAGGGCGGCACTGAACACACACATCTGAACTGCGGCGCCACGTCGAGCAGCGTCGTGACATCGTGGCAGCTCGGGCACGGCTTACGCTGCATCGCGGGCCTCCTGGTCTTGGCCTTGCGGCACCGGGCGGAAGACATCCGGCCGTGCCAGTTCGAGGTACATGCGCCGGGCCTTGGGAATGCCGCGCCGCTTCCAGGCGCTGACGGCCTGGGGCGCGATCTCGAACACGCCAGCCACGACCACGGGCCCGCCCATGGCGGTGATGAGTTCTGCGTCTGGATGCTCGGACATGCCGGCAGTGTAAGTCGAGTTGCACATAGGATGCAACCCGGGTTTCACGCCGGTCTGTAGGCTCGCCACATGAAAGTAGACCCGCCGGCTGACCTGCTGACGCCGCAACAGCGCATCGGGTGGGCCATCCAGTGGGCCAAGGCGCACAAGGGCATCACACCTCAGGCGCTGGCGGACAAATGCGGCGTCACCCGACCTGGCTTGCTGAACTGGACCAGCAGCGACACCAACATCGACAAGGTGGGCATCGGCGCGCTGCGCGCGTTCTGTGCTGCGCTCGACCTGGATCTGGAGTGGTTGCTTTCAGGCGCCGGGCAGGCCTGGCGCGCGCCGATCACCAACAAGCACACCCAGCGCATCGTGGATGAACTGCGCCTGCTGGCCCGGGAAGAGCCCGCGGAGTATTCCGTGATCGTGAAGATGATCCACGCTGCGGCAGACGGTGTGCGCCGCGGCGACGAAGAAGGCACCGACCAGCAGCCATAGCGCCGGCGCCGCATGCTTGCAGCGCGTCAGCCGCTGCGGTTGCCAGCTTTCTTCGCGGCCATCCGCTCGTTGTAAGCCTGCTGCGCGGCCTGCCTGTAGGGGCGCAGGTCAACGCCGCAATGCTTGCACTTCAGCGCCTGCCAATGCACACGCTCCGCGCATTCTGGGCACTGGTCGGTTGCATCCTCGTGGGCGTTGCGGGCCGGCAGCAAAGCCAGCAGCACGCCGCTGATCAGCGGCGACGCCACCACGGCCAGCATGAGATACCCAAAGCCTGAGCGCCCGCGCGCCGCGGCCGCAATGCCGATGACAACGGACAACCCAAGCCACAGCAGAACCCACTCCATCCCCCAGTGTTGCACATCAAAGTGAAACTCGACTTGCACACATACTGAAAGTCTGCTTACACTACGCCCCATCGGCCACCCCGGCCGCATGGAGGCGAAGATGCACACCCCCCGCACCGGCACGAGCCGGACGCTGCTGGCCCAGGCCACGCAGCGCGCCCACGAAGAGCTGAACCGCCGGCTGGCCGAGCTGCACCAGCTGGCCCCGCTGCTCGAGCGCCTGGAGCCCGTGCTGCCGGCCCTGGCCGCCCAGGGCCTGGAGGTCTACCCCAGCGACATCGGCCACATCTGGCACCAGCCTGACCCCGGCAGCCCGCGCCGCCTGCGCGCGCTGCGCATCACCACCCGGCTCCTGACCAGCGACACCAGCCGCTGCCAGCACTGGCTGGACGCGCTGACGGCGCAGGGCTTCCGCGAGATCCACCGCGACGACTACCTGCACTACCCGCAGGCCGTGCTGCAGCGCGGCCACCTGCTGCTGGTGGTGGACGCCCCCGCCCCGGCCAGCACGGCCGCCGCCGCGGCCAAGGTGGCGCACCAGCGCCGCGCCGAAGACGCCTTTGCCGAGGCCGCGGCATGAGCACGGCCGCCCGCGTCATCAGCGCCGCCCAGCGCCGCCCGGCCCTGCCGCGCCGGTTGTGGCTGCACCTGCAGCGTGCCGTGCTGCTGTGGAACACCAACAGCACCGAGCAGTACATGGCCGCGTGCGAACGAGACGGCATCATGGACGGCGAGACAATCCGCGCCTGGCGGGCCCACCTGTGCGCCGAGCGCGTGCGGCTGGCGGTGCTGGAGGCCGCCCTGCGTGGCGAGGTGCAGCCGTGAGCCGCTACGCACCCCGGCGCCCGATGTTCAGCGACACGATGCCGATGCCGGAGCCTGACCAGATGGCGCGGCCGGCCTGCAGCGCCGACGCCTGCCGCGGCGGGCGCCGGCCCTGCCCCTGCCCCGAGGCCTGCCAGCTGCAGGCCGACGAGCACGCCGCCGCCACGCAGACACCGATGCGCCGCGCGGTGGCCGTGGCGGTGCTGGCCGTGTGCCTGGCCTGCCTGTGGGCGGCGTGGTCGGCTGCCTGACGCGCTTTGGCGATCGAACACCATGAGCGAACCACCCCGCCAGGGCCGCCTGATCGAAGACGCACGCGCCGGCGTGCGCGGCGACGGCACATACACGCTGCGCGTGGATTTCAGCCCGCCACACCCGCCTGGCGGCAAGCCGCGCCGCTACGTGGCGGTGCAGGAGCTGGGCACCGGCCCGGCCGCCAGCCTGGTGGCTCGCAGCAAGGCCAACAGCCTGCGCCGCGGCGTGCTGGTGCGCGTGCTGGCCAGCACCGAAGAGGACAAGCGCGGCCGCAGCTGGCTGCACGGCGTGCAGCAGATCGAGGCGCCCGACATGCCGCCACCGGCGTGGCTGGGCCGGCAAGCCCGGGACGACTGACCATGACCCCCACAGACCCCCGCATCGACATGGCCCTGGCCGAGCGCCGGCTGGCCGAGGCCGCCGTGGTGTCCGACATCGAGTGCAACGGCCTCCACGCCCGGCATTTGGGCCAGCGCGTGTGGGACGTGCGCGCCATGACCGACCCGCGAGAGCACTGCCCGCAGGTGGTGGACATGACCCGCCAGGCGCTGGCCTACGCCGAGTGGCGCGGCCTGATCCGCGTGGTCGAGCGCATGGCCTGCGGCGCCCCGGCCATCGTGCGCGTGCTGCGCAACCCGGGCTGAGCATGGCCGCACCCGGTTTTCTGGTGGTGGGTGAGCACGTGGCGCGCAACCCGATCGCCCGCGCCATCGCCCGCCAGCGCATGCACGCAGCGGCGCGTGACTTCGCCATCCAGGTGCATCTGCTGCCCGACGGCGCCGACGTGCGCGCCGAGCTCAGCGCCGCGGCCCGCGTGCTGGCCGTGGCCGTGCGCGTGACCGAGCGCCGCTGCCGCACACCCGAAGACCGCGACACCCCTGCCCTGCGCGTGATGGCCGGCGGCATGGGTGCCGTGGCCCAGTGCAGCGAGCGCCGCTGGCGCTGGCGCAGCCTGGACGCCGTGGCCGTGGACCGCGCGCTGCAGGAAGCCCTGGCCGTGCTGCGCGACGCGCACCCGCAAGAGACCCGCGAGGCCTGGCTCTACGTGGAGAGCCTGCCATGACGCCGCCGCGCGCCTGCATGGGCGGCTGGGGCTGCCCGCGGCGAGAGCGCTGCGGGCACCACCAGACCGAGCGCCGCTGGATGCCGGCCGAGCGCCTGTGCATGCCCGGCCAGTTTGACCAATGGACACCGCTGGATGCGCCCGCGACGCCGCGAGGGCCTGCTGAAGACTCGTCGACCACCACCAACACCCAGCCCCACCTGGAGACCACCCCATGAGCCACCGCGCCGATCTCAACACCCTGGAGCGCACACCTTGGGCCCTGCCCACAGCGCCGACGCTGGCCGCGCCAGGAGCCGCTGCGCCACAGCACCAGGACGACGATGCCGACGCCTTCGAGGTGCTGGCCTGGCACCGCGCCGACCGGCGCAAGCCGGATGCCGACATCACCGTGCTGCTGTGGGGCGCCGACGGCTTCTTCACCGGCTACTGGGACGACGAGGCCCAGCAGTGGATCGACTGCGCCAGCGGCGGCGTGCGCGAGGTGGCGCCCACGCACTGGGCCAACCCTGAGGGCCCTCTGTGATGCCGCAGCACACGCCCTTGCGGCCAGGCCAGGGTGAGCAGATCACGCCGGACGCTCTGGCCCGCGCCGGCCAGCACGGCCTGAACACCCAGCAGGTGGCCAACGTGCTGCGCGTGACATGCAACCGCGCCAGCACCGTGCTGTGCCAGCTGATGCGCGCCGGCCAGGTGCAGCGCAAGTGCCCCGGTGGCCGCGCGCCAGCCCGCTGGTGGATCGCCGGCCAGGGGCCAAAGGTGCAAGTGGCAAACACCGCCCCGCGCGTGCGCAGCCAGCCGCCGGCGCGCGTGAGCCTGCCGGCCGATGCCACGGTCATCGTGCCGCCGGGGTTGCAGGTGACGGTGTGCCAGCACGGCGTGGACAACCGTTTCACCTTCACCCCGCCGCCCGGGTGGCGCGGGCAGATCACGCGGGACTGGCGCGAGCGCAGGCTGCAGGAGCGCAAGGCGTGCTGACCCCGCAGTTCACCCTGCCGCTGCACGACGAGATCGTCGTGGACAACTTGCCGGCGGCGGCGGCGCGGAGGGCTGCTTGATGAAGGGCGAGGCGCAGGCGCGCGTGGTCACGGAAGTGCTGCTGCACATGGCGCGGCTGCAGCGCTTCACCGTGCCGCAGCTGGCAAGGGCCTGCTCGACCAACAGGGACACCGTGCGCGGGACTGTCCGCGTTGTCGAGGAGCGCGGCTGGGTGGCGGTGGATGGATTCGGCCAACGCATCGGTTGCCAGGACCGCGGGGCGGTGCCGGTGGCGTACAGGTGGTTGGGGATCAACGTTCGAGCTAAGCGGCCTTGGCCGCAGGAGAGCAACGATGACTGACGACGGTTCCGGCCAAGGTCCGCGCTTGAGCGAGGAGTTAGGCGTCGCGTATCCGAAGCGAGGTGAATGATGACCAACGAAGAACTACGCCAAGCCATTGCCGATGCGAACCACCTGGTGCGGCAGACCAGCAAGGACGCCCGCAACTACGCCGACCTGCTGGCGCACCTGAATGGGCTGCTTGCCGAGCAGCGGCGCCGGGCGGCTTTGCCGACGCACAGTTCGGCTGGTGCCGGGCTGTGCTGGCGCAACCCTGCGCCGAATGCTGAGCAGCCGCTGAGTCCAACGACGAGTCATACCGTGGAGGTGCGCTCGTGACGCCTAACGCTGGAATTCAGGCGCGGCCGTAGGCCGTCGCCTGGAATGACGTGTTAGGGCACTTCTTGGTGGAGAACAGATGAAGTCAGTAGCAGGCACCCTGGCGGCACCGTTCCCGTACTTTGGCGGGAAGTCGCTGGCGTGCGAGACAGTGTGGGCCGCGCTGGGCGACCCGGAGAACTACGTGGAGCCGTTTGCGGGCTCGGCCGCCATGCTGCTGGGCCGCCCCAACGTGGGCAAGGTTGAGACGATCAACGACGCGGACGGGTTTGTGGCGAACTTCTGGCGCGCTGTTTCGCTGGATGCCGCCGAGGTGGCGCGGCATGTGGACTGGCCGACCAACGAAGCCGACTTGATTGCGCGACACTCTTGGCTGGTGCGCAACGCACCCGGCCTGCTGCAACGCCTTGAAGCCGACCCGGACTACTACGACGCGAAGGTGGCCGGCTGGTGGTGCTGGGGCGCATGCAACTGGATCGGCAGCGGATGGTGCAGCGGCACCGGGCCGTGGCAACACGATGGCGAGAAGCTAGTGGACGCCCGGCAGCTGCCGCACCTGGGAGACGCGGGCCGGGGCGTGAACCGGCAGCTGCCGCACCTGGGCAACGCGGGCCAGGGCCGCACGCACTACATCTACGAGTGGTTCGGCGCGCTGCAGGATCGCACGCGGGGCGTGCGGGTTGCGGTGGGCGACTGGCAGCGCGTGGTTACCGAAAGCGTGACCGTGCGACACGGCCTGACAGGGGTTTTCCTAGACCCGCCGTACACCAAAGGCGCGATGGACTATGCGGCCGGTGGCGTAGGCGGCGAGCTGGCTGACAAGGTGCGCGCGTGGTGCGCGAAGAACGGCAACGACAAGCGCCTGCGGATCGTGCTGTGCGGCCACGCTGGCGAGCATGACGAACTGCTGCAGGCGGGATGGCACACGCGGGCCTGGGCGGCGCGCAAGGGCTACGCCAGCACCGACGAGGCGGTGGAGAACAGCGCCTCTGAAACCCTGTGGTGCAGCCCCCACTGTGTGCCGGAGAGGCAGAAGCAGGAGGCGCTGTTTTGAAGTGCCCTAACTAGTCGATATGCCAACTTTCCAAACTCCGAACCGATGGCGCCGCTACAACGCCACACCAGGCGCACACCAGCGCCGGCAGCGTGCGCGGGAAGCTGCCAGCATTGCAGGCCCCGCGCCGGCCTACCCGCCGACCGCACCACTGCATGGCGACTGGCTGGGCGGCTGCATCAACGGACAGACCGTGATCGTGCGGCTGATGCGCGATCCGTCGCACCGCAGCGACCAATGGGCGGCCGAGATTGACGGTGAGACGGTTGCCGATGCTGCTGGACTGACGCGGCTGTGGGCGCTGCTGCATCCGCGCTGG